TGACCATAGCGACATATTAACTGTCCCTCCATCTATTTACTCTTATTGCTACGTCTGTATTATCCTTTTTCATAATGTCCTTTATCTATCTATCATGTCCTATTGCCTCCTCTAATCTCTGAACCATCTCTGGGCTATCCCAATACTGAGCCCTACAAGGTTTTTCTCGCTTATTTATTCCACTACCTCCACCTAATAGATAATCTACATGGTCAACCAAGCAAGGCATTATATTAAGTGCCACACAATCCTTATGGAATGTTGATAGATATGTTCGAAAAGCCCAGTCATCATTAACACCTTTCTCCCAATATCGCTTATATACTGGATTGCCTATGATATAATTCACAACCCATTCTGCACATTCTCTTGCCCATTTATTAGGGATTCGGATACAAGGGAAGCTAAACCACATATCTTCTCTTTTGACCGCTCCCTTTTTCGCTTCTATATCTCCATCATATAACAGGGAACTGAAACCACAAACCAAACCATGATCATACCACTCAGTGCGTTCCTTAAAATCCTTACTGATGCAAACATCATCTTGTATATGCCAAGTTCCGTTATCGTCATCTGGCACACTTGCAAATGCTTTCATGCAGGCTCGTAAATTACCCTCGCCTTCACTATCATTATAAACGGATATATCACATTTTTCTATACCTTGTTTTAACATTGAGGGTATTAAATATTCATTTACATACCACAATCTTTTCGGGTAAGTATGGATTAAATATTTAGCCATTTACTTTCTCCTGCTTTTATCTGATTGACTGCCTGCTCTCATATAATTGTAATAATACATGGGCATATCCCAATCTATTATTTTTGGACCTTTTCTAATTGCCTTACATAAGAATTCAAAATCCTCGCCTGTTTGTTGATTATTGAACCTCAAATTCTTTATAAAATCTCTTTTCCAGCATTTATTCCAGACCGCCGGAAAATAGTTACCATTATTGCTTTTAGGGCTTGCATACATCCAATCTTTGAAGATGAACGAATAGCATAACATATCTGGTTCTTTTTCTTGCCTTAATTTCTCATCTATCTGGCCAAAGACATATTCGTGAAGCCACCAATCATCACTATCAAGAAATAAAATATAATCACCTTGACTTATCTCTAAACCAGCATTCCTCGCAAGGCCAGGACAACCGTAATCGGTAATTATGATTTTATCAGTAAATGCCTGAGCTATTACTACTAGATCATTATTGCAATTATCACAGATTACAATTAATTCATAATCGGTAAATACCTGATTCTTTACTGATTCCAAAGCCTTCTTAAATAAATCTTCTGGCGTATTATGAACCGGCACTATTACTGAAAATCTCATCTAAACCCTTTCTTGCTATAATCGACCTTGATTCCTTCTGATTCAAAGAATGGCACGATATCTTTACACCATTTACCTTTAAAGATGTTGCAGGGGTTCCAAGTTCTATATCCCCAATCAATTATATAATCTCCGCTGTTGATGTAATACTCAAATCCACAATTATTCTGGTCAAATTCTACTTGCCAAGGACTGGTATCTTTTTCGATTACTTTTAACAGTTTTTCTCTATCCCATAATCCGCACATTAAACTAACTTCGTAATCACTACCATGACGCCGTTTCTTAAACCCTTCGAGGCCAGTTTCCTCATCATTGGTATCAAATGATAGCTCAAAATTAAAACACGCTATATTTCCAGATAAATGATTTGATGCATATCGGATCCTTTCTACATCGACTGGCTTCCGTATGAAGCAATCATCTATCATTATTAATATCTGGTTGTCATCAATCTGAGATAAAAATTGTCTAAGCCCTTTTGTCCATTGATCTATCGGTCTTTCTACTGCTATGGTCTTGTAATACGGATTGATTATCTTCTCAGTGAAATAAATCACCTCAGGATGATTCGGCCAGTATTTTTCCATGCAATGATGAAAGGCTTCAAATATATCATCATTCTTATCACAACTCAATACTGCAATCTTCATTAGTTACCCTTTCTGCTATAATACTTTTCAAGTGCATATCGAGTAGCATCAATACTATGGTTATTTTCATCTGGATAATCGGATATAAAATTACCGTCCTTATCCTGTTCATATTCATACTGAGTAAATTCCTTATATGTTTCAGGACACTCGTATTTGTCAATGTATATATGATTTAATGATTGTAACCACTTTATTCCATACCTTACACTTTCAGGTCCTTTTTCTGCTGCTCTGATAAACGCTCCGTATGCTTTAAAGTCTGCAATACTTTTAGGTTCTGCACTATCCGCAGTTACCTGCTCCGTATTAGTTACCAGTTTCTTTTCCTTATACAAAATGTCATATACAGTATGATTTCTTGTCTGAGTTGTGCTGAACTCTCTGTATATGTATAAATCTAAATGGTTCTTGTCAAAATGTACTTTGACAAATCTGAAAGGGTCTAGTGCAAATCCCCAGTCAATGCCATTATAAACATTATCAAATGTATCTGTGATCGGTATTATTCTATCACCAAAATCAATAGTACCATGACTATCAAATTCAGCAGCATTAGGAAATACATCTCCACCTGTACCGATTGCCCTTCCCATATATTCATGTTCATAAGCACGAGGGTTTATTTCCTTTAACCTATCCGCCTCTTCAAAGAACTGGATACCCAACCATTCTTTTGGCACATCCAAATATGTATTTCTTACTACTAAGGTATCATCTGCCCTATATAGTTCACAATCCTCAGTATATTCGTTTGCCCAGTTGTTTTTACTTATAGGTGGATTGAATGTTCTAAAATCCCAAAACAATTCACCACCACGCATGGTAGACTGAGTAACTGTACGCAGTTCATTTTCCCCTGCAAACTGATCTAACTCCTCAAACCATGTGATACCTATATATCCAAATGGTAACTTGATTGATTTTACTTTCATAGGGTCATCTAAACCCATAAACATAATGCGCTGGCCAGTAGGTTTGAATATAATTGGTGTGCTATAGGTTTTTGGTATGCTAAACCATTCATCTAATCCTAATTGGTGTATTCCCCATACTACCTGAGGAAATATACTCGTCTGGATTGTATTGGCTACTTTCCTAAAGCAAACTGCGTGGCACTGGGGATTATTGATTATCAATAAAGGAATATCAATACCACCTACAAATGATGATTTTGTACTACCACGTCCGCCAGCAAAAACATAATGAGTATGCTCATGTTTCATTATATCTTTAAACACTGGCTTATACATGGGGATGATACTGCTTTTCATTGGTATGGTTATATTTTGCAACGTATCAATCCCCTTTCTATTTAATAAGATTGCAGGAGTGGGATTCGAACCCACGTCTATAGGTTATGAACCTATCGAGGAACCTCTCCTCTATCCTGCTATGCAGCGTCTTTTTTGTTAGCAATTAAGCTTTTAGGAAAGACTCGTGGCTGTCCGACTAAACCCGCCAGCCTCTACTGGATTTGAACCAGTGAAATGCAGGGATCAAAACCCTGTGCCTTAACCACTTGGCGAAGAGGCTATAACATTAAGTATCCCAATCTAACTTAATTGATATCTGAGTATCTGGAAGACCTTTCATACGATTTTCTATATCAACAGTTCTTTTAGCAATTTCATTCATTGCCTTTAACCTGTCTGCCAGCGATGCATCTAAACCAAACTGATCCTTAACCTCACCCCTTGCTATAGCACTAAATAACTCCATAACTTCCTGAGCATCCATTATCGCTTTCTTATCCTGAAGCCCTGAAAGTCTAGCAATTTCTTGGGCGACCTTGGGATTACTTAGGAGTGCGCTTGAAGTGCTTTCCGAACTCCTCTCGGTATATCCAGCCTTAATAGCTGATTGCTTACCATTACCTGTTTTTACATATTCTCTACAGAATTTCTTTTGTCTTTCATTTAATTTATTATTCTTATTATTCATACTTTATCCCTTTTTAAGCGTTTTTCTTAAACGATTCAACTGTTCCTCAAAAGATTCAAACCTTTTACTTTCGCTTATATGATTTTTCTTATACTCCTTTATTTCAGATAATGTATCTTTTATATTATCGTCTACATCTTTGGCATCATTTCCGTAACGATTAGCTTT